TTACCGGAGCCGGCTTTTTCGACACGATATAACAAACCGGAAGCCGTTTTCTTCACGCCATTGTGCCTTTGCTTTCACGCGTTCTTCTTGTTGGATTTGTTCGCTTAGTGTGTTGTCGTGCCAGTCTGTTTGGTTAGCTTTTGCGCCAATACTGATAACTGCTGACACCATGGTTGCCCCAAGAATACAAACCGCAATTTTTAATGCTTTTTCAGTGCCTTTCATAAAGTAGGTAAAACTGTTTTTAAGTTGATGTTTTTTCATTTTGAACCTCGATTTTGGCGTAAAAAAAGACCCCCCCTTTTTCGGGGGGAGGGGGGGGGGCGAACGCGGTCTGCTGTTTTTTTCTAGATAGAGTGCCTTTCTTTATGCTTGCAAGGCTCAAGCCCTTATTGTCTCTCACAACACTAAGGAATATAATTAAATCTCTCACAGCACAAATAAGGATTCTTCTATGAGAAACTATTTAATTTCTTACGATTTATACAAAGCTGGGCAAAATTACGATGGATTGATTAGTTATATTAAAAGCCATCAAGTTTGGGCTGCTATTCATAAATCAGTTTGGTATATCAAATCCAATAAATCTGTAGAACAAATTCGTAATGAACTGCTCATTTATTTAGATGAGAACGATAGTGTCTTTGTTACGGATATGAATAGTGCTGCTTGGAATAATCTGCCTGAAGGAAATGGTGAATATATTAGGCAGAATTGGATGAGGTAGATATACTCCCATTACCAGTGTTTAGCCCATTTCTATTAATTATTTCGATTGCTGAACAACATCTTTGAGCGATTAATTCTGGCTCTAAACAGCCATTTTCAACAGCTCTCAATACAGCCCATTTGATATTTTCTTTATCTCTTTCAGATAGGCTGTTTTCTTTTTTTTCTTCCATTTTTTAACCTCATTTGTTTTATTGTTGCCATTTCAAAGCGCACTCTGTCTTGCATTTGACGCGTCCGCATGCCTAAAACTGTCGCTCTGCCGAATGCGCTTTGAAATTTACCGTCTCTCCGATATGTCACGCTCTTTTAGCTGCGTTTGCTAAATAAACCAGTCCGTGGGCTTGTTCGCCATTTCCCCGACTGAACTCGTATCCTCTAAGGGATTGCTTAAAGATATAAACAGCGCTGCCATTGACCTGCCAACCACATCTCTTCGGTTAAACACGCAGTACAGTTTTCTGCTCTGGGGTTACTCGACTTTAATCAGCCGATAATTTATATCCCGCACGAGACCAAGTTTTTAAAGAGCATCGAGATTGTGTATCTCGTTTTGATGGACTTATAATACTAAAACTAATATTAATAGTAAATAGAAAAACTAATATATTTTGCAAAATTTACTATTTAAACTATTAAATTACTGTTTTTACTAATATTTTATTTTTGAAAAACTTTGACTATTTGCTGAATTTGTGACCTAGATCACAGAAAAATAGAGTAGATGAGAGTGTGATTTTAAAAAGTGCGGTCGGTGTTTAGCACAAAATTGAGAAGAAATGGCAAAATTGAACAAATGAACTTGTTCAGTGAACAAAATAAAGTGCGGTAGGAATTGCAGGTAAAAGAAAACCGCCACGAGGGCGGGCATAAGATAAGATTATCACTGTAAATAACAATTTCAGTCGCTTTCATCTTTTTATTAGCTGAGTAATTCAGCGAGTATTCACTTTGGCGGTATTGGTGGTAAATTTCTCTAATGTTTGGGTGATTATCATAAGAGACAACCCAATGCATTTTTACCTTGGCCAACTTTTCTTGAATAGCAACGTGGTCCTTATGTTGGTAATAGTTACGATAAAGCCCTTGCCCTTTTTCATAGTATGGTGGATCGAGATAAATTAGTGAGTTAGCAGGAATGTTATCATCAAGCGTAGAAAGCCATTCCTCAGTATCAAAATTGGTAACATGAATATGCTTGGCCACACTACCAATTCTTTCTATTCGCTGAATTAAATCCGCTTTATTAAAACGGCAATCTAGTTTGTAATTGCCAGTTTGATTTAGTCCACCAATAACACCAGCTTTCAGAATACCCGAACGGTTGGTACGATTAAGAAAGAATGCTGCAAAACCATACTCTAAAGGAGAGATATTTTCTTTCTGTTTGAGTATGTTTTTTTGTTTGTGCCACTCTTCAATAGTTACTTTCGTATCATTAGTTAAGCGAATGAAATCTTCCGTTTGTTCAGTGATGGATTTCCAGAAATGATAGATGGCCAAATCTAAATCATTGATATGAATATCGCTGCAGTAACCACTAAAAAGCAAATCAAGAGCGACACCAGCCCCACCTGCATAGGGTTCTATGTAGTGCCCATGAAGATTATTTTTTTCAATAATCTGTTTAATTACTGGGGCAAATTTAGCTTTGCCACCAGGATAACGTAGGGGGGTGTTTTTCATAATCTTACCTCAATTTATCGGTATTATAGCAACTTTTCTTAGAGTCGGCCAGTATTATCCCTTGTTTTAATAGCTTATTTATGAGCTCTTGAAGAAATTCCTCTTTTAATGTTTTTCCGTTACTTTGTCTAAAAAAGTAGTATTCAAAAGGATTGCAAGATTTACAAACATTATTAATAGTAGTACTCTTGAAGAAATCTTTAAAAATATCCCGCACCCGTTTTCCCGGTTTTTGTTCTGTAGCTTGTTTCTTTCTATATGTATCTATTATTTTTTCAAATTCGTTACAACTTAATATTTGAGAAGGAATTAAAAATTTAGAATAAACTTCCTTTGCAGCATTACTAAAAACAGGTTTTGTAAACATCAATGAATTTCGCCAATAATTATCATTATCTGGTAAGTTATGTAGAATTAAAAAAAGCAATTGATCTGGTGGCAAATTAGTAGGTAAAGTTAATGCGTTCGGATGTTTAATCTTGCTGATTGTTAATTTATTTGTTTTTTCTTTATCAGGCTTTAGGTCACCATCTAGAATAATTATAGTGTTTTTTTTGATATGTGGCATTTTTTCTATTAGCCTTATATATTCAGAGCAACCAAAACCTTTAATATAATCAATTTTCAAATGTTTCTTAATTTTATGTCTATTTAGTAGTGTATTTAATAGATTTTTTGCTTCTTCATCTTCAACATAACAATCAATTTTTTTAGGGGTAGTTTTAGCTTTATTGATTACTACACCAGATATATCAGCTTCTATTTGCTCCAACTCCCAATTAGTTAACTCAATTTCTCCATATGAATTGGTTAAGTACAGTAGCTTATTTTTGTCTTGATTGAGCTTTAATACTTCTTTCATTAAAACAGGAGAATGTGAAGTCATTACAATCTGGAGACTATATTCACTCGCAAATTCATTAAGCACGCGCAATAACTCTTGCTGAGCTGCTGGGAATAAACTATTTTCAACCTCATCTATCAGCAGTATCCCACCTTGATATTCATTCTTCATTTCAGATTTTAGTTTTTTGAAGGATAATAAAGCTAAAAGTATTTGCCCTATATTATCTTCACCGACAGATACTGATTCATTATCATAATTATTTCCATGAGCAACTGTAGAAGTAAGAAACTTAGATGCTGTGCTTGTCATATTAGTTGAAGAATTTTGGTGCGTCTTTAATAGAATTCTATTTGATAATGTAATAAACTCTTCCTTATTAGCTTGATTTGAAAAATAATCAAATTCTGCTTTTTGGTTTTGTCTTTCTACTATTGGAAAAAGCCTTTTTAATCCAAGATAAATAACTGGGTGAGTTATCTTTCGGTCTTGTTTTTGTTTGTTTGAGTCAACGTATCTTACAACGACACGTTGTCGTTCTTGTTTTGTGTAGTCCCCTAGCTCTTGAGTAAACACAATATCTTGTTGGCTGTGCTTATCAAATACAATACCTTCTAAATTCATGGAATAAATAGGGTCGTAAGTTTCTGACAATTTAAAATGCTCACTAAATTTAGAGATAAAAAACTCTCCCCAAATAGTTCTATTTTCAATGCTTTTATTAGTAATGTAATTATTCTTGAAATTAAACGTATGGGCAATAATACCTAAAATTGTAGATTTCGATGTAGCATTTTTTCCTGATATTAGCGTAATCCTTTCTGCAATTGGTAATGTAATGTTTTTTAAGCCTCGAAATTTATTTATTCTAATTTCTTTAATATAGGTTTTAGACATATTTTCACCTTTTTTTAAATTTTATTAATTGTTTTTTTTATTTCATTATAAATCCAACACAACTCTCTCTTCCAAAAAATTCAACTTCTAGCTTTGATGGATATTACAAATAACTCCTATGCTCCACCACTACAACAACACCGAGTACCAAAACACCTTGCCAATCACGGAAACATCATCAAGACCGGCTATTTCGTCGTCGTACTCGTCTGTGTTATAGCTACGGATTTTTATTTGATTGTTTGGCATATTGTAGAGCAGTTTGATCCGCAATAGCCCGCCGTGATTAATGGCGTAAATGCTGCCATCGCGAATAGCCTTATTGCCGGTATCAATGCCAATGGTCGCGCCGTTTGGAATCACCGGTTCCATTGAATTACCGTCTGCTACCACGCATACCGCATTTTCATACTGCACGCCTTGCCGCCTT